CGACCCGGTAACTATTGGCATATCGTCTTGAATGCCATCAGAGCTTTTAGCTATGATTTCTCCTCTAAGAAAGTTTCCTCTTAGATTAGATAGTGATAAAACATGAACTTTTACTTTGTTTAATATTTTAGTTGATATACTTTCTACAAACGCTTTTGCTCCACTAGTAGCACCTACTATTTCAAGTCCTTCAAGAGCTATAAGATTATTTAAATTGCTTGCGTATACCTCTACGTACCTTGGAAGTTTAAAGTCAGATGTGGATGGCTTTAGTACATCCTCGCCTGGATAATTTATTGTAATGCTTTCATCAAATAACAGTCTAAAGAGCAATTGTACGGCTCTTGGAGTTCCTTTTGCACGATAGAAATCCATAATATTTTTAATGGTAAGTCTGTCGTCTGCTTTTACAAGCCCGGGTAATTGAGATAAAAACGTTGCTTTGTAATGCTCTAAAAACTCCTCAGTAGTTTTATCTACATCAATATATTCTAATAAATTACGTGAATAGTCTAATGTTTTTTTATCTTGTTCTAAGTATTCGTAATATGCTTCGAGGAATATTTGAAACATTTCCCCTTCTTCATTATAAAACGCAGGAAACTGGTCCTTGACAAATAAAGAAAGTTTGTCCTCAATCTGACGCATTATACTCTCTCTTGTATAATATTGATCTGTGGAGTGTTATTATAGCTCAGTATAATATTTTTATCTGATCTTAATGTACTGCTAACTGGATTAGCACTTATTGTAATTCCAGCTCCTGTATATGAGCTTACGTTTAATCCGTTTACATTGACCATACCATTTTCATAATTTACAGTTCCTGCATTGGGTTCAATAATTTGAACTGCTCCATTAGATTGTTTTACTATTTGTAAAGTGCCTTGACCATCATCTCTCAAAGAGCATTGCGTTAAAGTTTTGAATGTAAATTGAGTAGAGGTTACTGGAGCAGAACCGTCAACGAACGTTGAATCTGCTTGAGGTATCTCTTGTAATATTTGATTATTGAAATCTAATACAAAACTATCAGACGTATCTATTGTAGGAACAATTACTTTTTGTAATAGTAAGCTAGTATCGTTATTGAGTATTGAGGAATCGCTGTCATCAATGTTTCTTACTAATTGTGATTTCCTTAGTGTGCTGGCAAATTTATTAATATTTGTATTAGCGAAAGATTGTATTTTATCTATTACTAATGATTTTATATCTAAATCAGACTTGGTTGTTAAATTTGGATCATACCTAACATCAGAGTTAATGTTTAGAAATAAGAATTCTGGATCAACTACTTTAGGAACAGTTGCAAGAGGAGATCTCAATCTAAGGAAATCTTCTATATCTTTTTTTCTACTATCAGGTATACCATCAGCGTTCTTTAAATCTACTGATATAATTACTTTACCAAACTCTGGCGGCGTTTGTTGTTCTCCACCATACACGTGAAGAGTTTCAATATCATTAAAGTTTTGTAATAATAATGTTTTATAATCGCCGACTGTAACTGTTCTGTCTTGAATTGAAATTGATCTTGGCGCATTAATTTTTATATTTTCTATAGTTTCTGCGTTACCACCACCTTTAGCATTTGACACTACAGTTATATCTGTATTATTATAAGGAATGTCATTTGTACCAATAGTGAATGAATTTGCGCCATTTGGTAATTCACCAGATGATTTTCTATAAACTACTTCTACTACGTTTCCGTTTATTAGTTTTCTGCCTACTACTCCATCTCCAAATTGTATTTCATATTTTTCATTTTCAGCAGGTACAATAAAGTATACATTTGAACTTGAGTCTAAACCAATTGTACTTAATGAATGAGTGTATGCTGCATTTGTTGTATCTGTTGATGATGTTAAAACTTTAATGTCTATACTAGATGTGTCTACTTCCTTATTAGACAACACGACTCTTTGTGAAGTATTGGATGTGTTTATAGTATAATATTCATATACAATTTCACCCTCATATAAATCTAAGTCTTCTATAATGTATCTACCATCAGTATCAACAGAAACTGTGATTCTTTCATCCGTAGAAAACGTATATGTATTAGAATCTACTTGAGTAGTAAACGATGTGTATTTTGGAATAGTTATATTAGCTGGTGTATTAGCAGGTAATATTTCAAAGTCAATCTGTGCTTTAGAGGATGAATATGAACTAGGTAAGTAGTTAAGCGTTTTAGCATGAGAAACAACACTGTCTCTTAATTGAGCAGAGTCAATAAACCCCTCAGCTGCTACCATGTTTAGATAGAAGTTTTGCATGTACGTGTTATATGATAGGATATCTAACATTACGTTCATATTAGATCCACTAAAATCAAAGTCCTTTAGTCTGTCCTGGGACGTTAGGTATAATTTAAGATCGTTCTTAATATCTGTAAAATCTATATTTGCTACTGATAGTGCGCTATTTGCCATTATCTTATTCTCTCTATTTCTAAGTCTAGTGTTTGTGTTTCTTCACTATTTATTAAATTAAATAAAATGTTTACATACATTGAGTTGTTGTCTGGAGATTGAGATATTTGTATATTAACTATCTCTGCTCTAGGCTCAAACTGACTTATGGTTTCTTCTATTGTTTGTTTTGCTACAATTTTAGTCTGTGGTGTAAAGTTTTCAAATAACAATCCTCTTATTTTACATCCTATATCTGGTTGAAATAATCTCTCACCTTTATCAGTCAGTATTAAATTCTTTACAGATTGCTTTACTGCATCAACATCGTTTTTCACAGCAAGATCGCCCGTAGAGGGCAAAAAAGCAAAACTGTTATTAAAGTCTGTAAATGTAGCCATAAGTTTATTTATCTACCGTTTGTTATCCCTGTCCTGGAATTGGACCTGGTTTAGGTTTTTCGCCTGTTATTCTTATATTAGGTAACGCCTCAATCAATTGAATTGTTTCTGGATATCTACTTTCAAATGTTTTTATGTGAATCTCATCCCAGCTAATTACATGCTTTTCAGGCTTCTTAAGAATTAGTTCTGCTTTGAATAATTGGTCGTCTCTAATGAACTCGAAGTTATGTAATCTTAATACGTTGTATAAAGTATCTTTATTGTTCCTGTTAACAATTTGACGATTCCTTTGTTTAAGTTTTCTTATTTTTTCTTGGTTCTTTTTACTTGTTCTAAACACTCCAGTAAGATCTCTCGCCTCTTGCCTGTTATTGTAAAACTCTGCTTGTCTTTCTAATACGGTTGCCAACAGCGGTCTAATCTCTTGTAGGTTATCAGAGAACTCTTTTTCAATTCTTTGAGCTTCTTCACTGTCTGGATTTAACACAACAGTATTACCGTTTTCTATTTTGTCTGCAGGAGCTGGTTCTTTTGGCGGAGGTGGAGGATCATTCTTTTCTTCTGCTGGTTCAACTTTTTCTGCATCTTCTGAAGGCAGTTTTGTTTCTACTCCTTTTTTTATTATATTGCCATCTGTATCTAATTCCAAATTAGGAACCTTAGTACATATTGATGATACAATACTCTCTACTTCAAATCCTGGCAACGTAATGCTAGGCATCTCTCCCACAATATCTTTTACTGCAGATAAATCCCCTGCTGCCAATCTACCAAGAGAACCAGCTAATTGTGTTGCCTTTCCGTCTTTAAATGTATCTAGTGCTCCACTAACTTCATCAAGTGAAGAATTTGTTTTTTCAGAAAGGCTTTTCAGAATGCTTGGATCTATTCCTGCATCTTTGACCATTGAGTCAATGTCAATATTACTACCAAAGTTTTTCTTTATGCTTTCAAATTCAGATAAGAAGGCTCCTGGATTATCTAAACTGCTCATCATTTTAGTCATCTGTTGTTGTAATGTTGCTTGTGGTAGTTCTATTTCTGGAACTGCAGCTTCTACTTTTTCAAGTATTCCAGAAGTCAGTCCGCTAATTTTATCCTTTAATCCACCTATGCTATCAGCAATACCGCCTGCAGCATCTCCTATCATACTGTTCTGAATAGTATCCATAGCACCACCAATCTGACTATCGAGATCTAATGATGCTTTTGATGGTCCGCAATCTTTACTCATTATGTGTTAGCCTTTGCTGATTGTGAAGTCTTAGTTACTGCTGGATCTGGAGCTGCATCTTCATAATCATGTTTATGTGAGTTTAATGTTACGGTGGTGTCTGTAATATTACCACTTACTACATCTATTGATCCAGTAGCATAATCAATTGTACCTGTATTAGCATTGATGTCTTGTATATCTGAATTTAGTGTTTGGGTAGCATCAGTCTCTACAGTTTGATTGCCAACAGACTTCAATACCATCTTTCCTTCAGCAGCAATATTAAGATCTCCACCAGCAGCAATGTTTAAATTGTTTGCACCAAGTAATGTATAATTGTCGGGTAAGACGTGTGTTGCTTTGTCCAAGTTAGTTCTTTTTTCTTCGCCAGTAACAGTTTTTGTAAACAGTCCTTTAATACTGTCTACAAAGTTTCCTACAGTAGTTAGGTTTACAGACTTGGAAACTCTTTGATTTAAGTTTCCGTTTATTTGAGTTGACTTATCACTGTCTATTTCTTTGGCTTCATTACCAGCAATTTTTTGTACTACATCACCTCTTACTGTTAATAGATAATCACCATCTATCTCTTCTATCTTGTTTCCTTTAATAAGTGTTCTTGCATCACCATTGATAGTAATATTGACACTTCCTTTAATAAAGATATCCTTATCACCAAACACTGCTTCGTAATCGTTTCCTACGACCTTTGTCATTCGATCACCTTTTGGCTGTATTTCTTGAAATGTGCCAGATGCGTGATACCAGTGTATACGTTCTGCCTTAGGAGTGTCATCTACTTCAAATACATGACCTGCTTCTGTAAACCAAACATGGTTCAAAGGATATGCAGACTTGGGAACACCTGATGCATATCCTCTACCTTGTCCACCATATCTTGGATGAGGCTCTTTCCATTCAGTTCTAACATAGTAGCTTTTATCTTTGTTAGCCATAACGCTAGATACTTTAGAGCCTTTAGCTGATTTAATAGTACCTAAATTCTTTTTATTTTGTCTTTTGCCTAATAGATGTTGATGACTTTCTGCTGTCTTTCTTGCTAGTCTTGGTATTGAGGATTCAAATATACTTGAAAATCCTGGTTCATCTAAAGGATATACCTCATTTTTTGAATCAGAAAACCCTCTATCGCCAGGTTTTTGTGATGGTTTTCCTGCGATTGTCCCTATTACTAAAGGGTTTTGATATTCACCTTCATCTAAAAATACACCATATACCCATGTCCCTTCTACAATTCCTGTTGGTGATCTTCCTATTCCGCTAATTGCAGCTGATGTAATTGGCTGTACAACCATAGCCCAAGGCAAGTCATCAGTAGGCAATGCAGAGTTGTCTTCGGTATGTATAGAATATACTCTAACTTTTACTCTGCCTAATTCTTCTGGATCGTTTCTATCTTCTACGACGCCAATAAAATTTCTAAAGTTTGTAAACGAGTCTTGTCCTGTTTGCATTATTGTTTCACCACTAAATTCTTTTTAATGTCATCGCTATTTGCTTTATAGCTTTCTTTGTTACATATTAAATTACAAGTATAGCTTCCTCTACCTAAACTATGTGATAATCTAGTGATTATATACTTGCCTGATATTTTTGGTTCTTGCTGCCTCTCTTCTGTTTTGCCTGATAGTTCTAACAAATCTATTTCTACTACCTTGCCTACGCTAAGGTTAGAATTTCCTGGAACAACAAGATCCATCTGTACTTGAGACAAGCAATCAGAATAAAACTTTCTTCTTGGTATTAACTCTGATCTCTTATCTGATACGTTACCTACTTTATTTATCCATTGTGTACTATTAATAGTATTGAGGTGCTCATCAATGATAGCCTTAGAGTCAAGTGACATGGCTACTTTGTCTAAATGTTTAAA